AATGCTCTCTCTTTTTTCTTTTTATCTCTGTAACATATGTCTTATCACATTACATATTCAAGCGTTTCAGCATACTATAATCGTTTATACGAAAAAAGCACCCTTGATAGGGCGCTTTTTTCGTTAAGATCCCTTTGACGCGACTAATATCGCTCAGTTCTCAGAAAAGTATGACGCGTAAACTCTCACTGCCAATTTCACTCGCGCCACTCGAAGCCGCAGTCGCGACAGTGGAACCGGAGCCGGTCGGCGTTCCAGAATCCGGCGATGAGGTCCAGGACACCGAGGCCCAGCAGCCCGACCAAGCCCTTGAGGCCCGAATAACCCTGCTTCCGTGCCTCCACGTTTCAGGAATGACAGCAGGGACATTCAACGAAGCCGTTCACAGGAATCGTTTCCGGACGGCGGACTCCCCCACCGCCGAAAAAGAAATTCCAAGACATAGGAATCACCTCCGGATAGATTGATAAATGATGTTGTGCGGCGTATGACAGTTCTGGCAAAAGGTCAATTCCGCCAATCTGTTAAATTCAGCATACCGATAAACTTTAAGGCCTATATGCCCTTCCGTAATCATTAGCGCTCCGGTAAGGAAAACAACAGTCTCTCTCAAAAAGTCGATATCACAGAAAATTTCTGTACTAATCTCCAAGCGTTCAAAAAGTTTCCCTAGTTATCAAAATAGTGCTAAATAATCCCGTCCAAAGAACAGATTAATATTAGGATTACCCCAGTGCATGCGGGGAATACGTGTGAGAAGGGCCGTGTGCGTCGGCACATCTTTTTGTCACGGACATTATAGCACGAAACGAAATTTTGGCAGGAATTGAATACGCAAGGGAAACTTGTGTAAGGCGGATAGGTGTTGTTTTTAAAATTGGAAGAGAAAAATTTACGGAAAAGGGAGAGTGGTCTCATGTAGGATCACCCCGCGCATGCGGGGAATACGGAGGGTCCTCTTGGGAATCCCCAGGGTATCTGTGGATCACCCCCGCGCATGCGGGGAATACCCGTAGTCATAGCATTCAAATAGTCAAACTCGGGGATCACCCCCGCGCATGCGGGGAATACTACGCGCCATCGTCTTTAAGCAACGCTAAATCGGGATCACCCCCGCGCATGCGGGGAATACCAAACCGGCCGTTGTCCTCACGGTTATGCTTCGATTCATCCCACTCGGCATCCCAGGCCCGGAGCCTCCGCAAATTTTCTGCACTTCTATCTGGCATGACGCGCACCTCCTGATTTTTCGTTGTGGTCATGTTAGCTCTTACTTTTTTGAAAAATCAAGCCTTATCTTTTAAAGTTGAGCAATAAAAAACCGCTGGCATTTAACCAGCGGTAAAGAATTACATGGACAGCAGGTCCACCATCGACGCGGCCAGCCGGAGCCTTTCGGTTTCCGGACCGTCCGGTGCCTTCGCGACTTCTTCAATCTCGATAGCGGCGCATTTTTCGTACAGGTCCTCCAGCGCATCATCGTCCATCGCATTCAAGTCGTCCAGCGTGAGATCGAATTCAGACTTTAAAAAATCCAGATGTTCTTGATTTATTCCCATCCTTGCGCCTCCTGTACACATGCATGACACTCATGATCTGCCCGTTTCCGTCGACAACAACGCGCTTGTTGTCCTTTTCATAGCAGGTCGTGTTCGGGCGGTTTCCCGGAAAAGACCGCGCCGCGGTCTGCAAAATGTCCATAACCTGCCTCGGCGGGATATCCCTGCCAATCATACGGACGTTTGCATGGCTCGTGATCTTCGTGATTTTTCCACCCGGAAAAGAGCGCCCGAGCAATTGTTTTTTAGCATTTCGCATATTAGCATCATACTGGCCAGGTGTCAAGTCCTCTTTTACGACATTGTCCCCGGAAACAGTTTTTAATTGCTCGATTTGGGCCTGGACCTCCGGCGTGCTTTTTTGGTTCCAGAGCGCCGTGAGTTTCTGACGCGCCTGGTCGCGTTCGCCTTTGTTTTTACCGACGCCGGAACCGGCCCTAAACTTTCCGTCGTCGCCCCGAGGGTGCTCGGATTCATCCCAGTCTGCATCTAAAACATGAAATAAGGCCGCGTCGCGCCCAGATTCGCCCGCTGTCGCATTTTCGTTCCCGGCCTGACCGTTTCCTTGCCCCGGTTCATTTCCGGGCCGCTGTGGCGGTTTTGGAGCGTCGGTTTTTTCGCCGCCCCCAAAATCCATGCCCGGCGGCATCATTTCACCCGGGTCCTCGATCTCGTCCGGCGCTTTTTCGATGTCTTCGTCGGTAATGTTCGTCCAGACGCCGGTCCGCTCTGACTGCTGCTTCAGCTCTTGCAGGCCGGTACGCTTGGATATCATGCCGGCATTCAGCGCAGCCACCACATTGTCGGTGCCGGTCTTCGCCAGCTCCATGCGCTCCTTATCGGACGGCTCGCTAACCGGATTGAAGTCGAAGTCAAGGTCGTCCGGTACCGCCCCAAACATCGACACCATGAACGGCGGCAGCAGCTTATTCAGGATCGGCCGCAGGATGCTCTCCTGCTTTTCACCAATCATGTCGTAGTAATTCTGCAGGTCGGATTCACCCGTAGCGTTTAACCCCGACGGACTCCGGCCGAACAACTTTGTAACCGGAATCTCGGCAGCGCCGGAGACATCCATTATAAATTGCTGATAGCAGTCAGCCAGGCCGCCGAACGTATACTGGTGTGTTTCAAAGCCGTCCGCAGCGTCCATGATTTGGATTCCCATGTTGGACGCCAGCCAATTCTGTGCGGTCAGCGTGCGGTACAGCTCCGCCTGGCTCTGCGGGTCGGTGGCAGCAAGCGTCTGCCCGATGTCATTCATCTTCAGCACCCGCAGGTTTGCGAGAAACGTCAACTGCGCGATGTTCCAAGAAACATTATCGCGTTTTTTGAGCTCGTCAAACACCGACTCGATAACCGACGCGCCCCAGTACAGCTCCGCCTGGCGCTCCCAGAACGGTAGGTTATTACCAACGAACCGGATGCAGCGCGTGTGGTGCACCCGCGTCATGGCCCCGTCCACCGGGTCGGTCACGATGTACGCATCAGGCAGCCCATATTCTGGATCTGAAATATCGTCCACCAGCTCGCTGGACGGACTAACACCATTCCATCGGTCCAGAATCATAAGCCCCTTAAAGTCCCCCGGAACCATCTCCTCCAGCGCCAGCGGCATGGCCAACTGCTCCGGGCTGCCCTGGCCTTTGATCAGCATGATGCCAATGGCCCCGCCATACAGACGGCCCCAGCACAAGCCCTCCTGAATCTTTTTGATGAGCTGTGTGCGTCGTAGCTCCACGTCTAGGATCACCCCGCGCATGCGGGGAATACTTGACTTTTCAATTTTTTAGAGTTACTATCGCCATGGGAAGTGAAATCATGGCAGAACGGCGTAAAATTGACAATGACATGAGTGATAACACCGGGATGGTGTACTTTCCGGATTGTAAGGGGTGCGTGTTTGCGGCGCATGGGAATAAAATCACGTCTGGATACACGAAGTCGGTATGCGATGTGTACCCCAAGTTAAAACCGATAGCCTTGATGAACGGCGGACAATGTAAATACTACGACGAAGCAGACGAATAAAAAATCTTACCCCGGACTTCGGTCCGGGGTCTTTTTTTGTTTCCATTGCATTTTTCCTCACTTTCCCTGTTTACGTCATTATAGGATCACCCCCGCGCATGCGGGGAATACTCCACGGTCGGCACGCTCGTTGCGCCCGTCACGGGATCACCCCCGCGCATGCGGGGAATACTTCCATGTACCCTTCAAGCACCGGTTCGACCGAGGATCGCCCCCGCGCATGCGGGGAATACTTTTTAACATCAGATACAGATTTAATCGCATTAGGATCACCCCCGCGCATGCGGGGAATACCTTATTTGTAATATACCATGCCACGGAGACAACTTTTGCCGTCCCCTGCCCTGCTAGACCTGTTTTTCAAAGCATTATCAGCAGCTATTTGGATGATTTTGCGCCTCGGCTCAAAAAGGACGCTAAGCACAACCATTTCTTCCAGGTATAATACAAAACAACCCTTGCAGGCGCTGCCGTAAACCGGCAGACACGCTGCAAGGGTTGTTGTATTGTTGGGAGAGATTTTGCCGTTTGTTACTTGAACAGGTCTTTGATCTTATCCATAAACCCTTTTTCTTCGGGGTTCAGGCTGTCTCCGGCCGCGTCGGCGAACTGCTGGAGGATTTTCTTCTGTTTTTCCTTCAGCTTCGTCGGCACGACGACCTTGATGCGGACCAGCTGGTCGCCCCGGCCGCTGCCGCGCAGACGCGGGATGCCTTTGCCGCGCAGCCGCATGACGCGGCC